CGTTTATACATCAATGACGGTTTAGTCTATGATGAACCTGGAAACCGTATCTGCACAACAATGGAGTTAGAGCAATTTGTAGAGTTTGCAGAAATAAATAAGTGTACAACGTGTGGTGGGTCAGGTGAGTACATGGTTACAGATTACGACCAAGACGCACCATTTCAAAACATTTTAATAAATTGCTATTGTGAAAAGCCCTTCGAGTTATGATTACATTTACGAGCGTGTACGTAACATGCTCGAAGCGGGATGGATTCAGTTAGACATCGCTAAACATTTAAACGTACCCATTGCAACCGTTGGACACGCAATCGCAACATGGGAAGGAAAAAAATATATAACAAGCCTATATTTCGGCTACAAAAACCAAGCATATTATGAAGAAGATTATGAATATCAAACCCCTACTTATGACGAACTTTCTGATGATGAGCAGTATATCTATCGGTCAATTGACTTTACAGCAAATCAAGGACAAGGGGATAAAACATCCTGAAATTGTTTACGCACAATATCGCCTTGAAACAGGGAATGGAGTGAGTAGAGCGTTCACGGAGTACAACAATGCGTTTGGATTTACGTTAAAAGGTCGTTTAATGCGTTTTAAGAGCGTTAACGCCTGTGTAGAGTATTACAAGACGTGGCAGGATAAAAGATACGTTACAGGCGATTATTACGTATTCTTACAAAAAATAGGATACGCAACAGATGAGAATTATATTAAACTATTAAAACAATTTTAAGATGAAAAAGATAAAATTAGGAGGTTGTGGTTATTTATACCAAAAAACAGAAAGTAAACATACGTTAATAGCAGACCCGAAAGACAAGGGTTGGTATGAAGATTTAAAAGGAAAACCAATTTTTCAAATAGAAGATAATTATAATGGAATAGAATTCACACAACGTAATAAAAACCGATTAGATTATGACGAAGCTCAAGAGTTATTTTACCTATTAAAAAAAGTTTTATAACCAACTAAACCGATCTAACAAGTCGGTTTTTTTTTGATTCGTACTTTTTAAAAACAATCTGTACTTACCTAAATAACTACAAAACAATATGTTAATACCAAATAGTACGAAGTACACTTTAAAACCCTATACTATATATATTACGGTACTCTATAATATATATATTTATATAAAAAATATATTTATTCTTACCGCTGAAACGAGTTGTCGGAAAAATAGAAAAAATGTGTACTATTTGCTTGTTTTTAGCAGTAATTTATTGAATATTAATTAGTTAACACAGTACACATTTAAGTACACATTTAAAATAATACAGTACACATCGTAAATTACACACCTTATTTAGACTGAATATAAATTACAATATATTTGTATTTAATTAAAATAATTGATTATATTTGCATTTGTAGAGTGGAAGCTACAGTAAGAAATTTTTTATAAATTCCTCGAGTTGAAGTGACTTCCACCACCGATACTCGAGGTTTTTTATTTTATAGAAATTATGAATGTTGATTTTTACAAAGATGCCTATCAAAACACACCGATAGGAAGACCAAAAAACGTATTGTTTTATTTAGATCGCATTAGAAATGGGGATAGCAAAAAAACAATTGAATTAGTTAGAGCTGAATTAGATTCAAAAAAGAAATCTAAAATTAAACTACAATTATCAGCTGTTACATTTGCAGGTACATTTACCACAAGGTCAAAGGATAATTTAAAAAAGGCAAGTGGTTTATGTATATTGGATTTTGACAAACTTAAAAGCTATGATTTAGTTTTAGAATTAAAAGAAAAACTTAAAATTAATAGTTACGTTTATTCTACTTGGATAAGCCCTTCGGGAGATGGTTTAAAGGCTTTGGTTAAAATACCTTCCATTGAATGTAATGACGAGTACAACAAGTACTATAAATCAATTGTAAAGCATTTCGAATGGGTTAATTTAGAGTATGGAAGTAATACAATAGATACTTCAGGACAGGACATTTCACGTCTTTGTTTTGAATCTTACGACCCTGAGATTTATATAAATTTAGACTCTGATTTATACGTAGATTTTGAAAGAACTGAACTAGTAGAAATAAACAGCACTTTAGGAGTAGTTACAAACATTCCTTTAACAGACCAAGATCAAATAGCTAATAGGTTAATGGTATGGTTTAAGAAGTCTTACAACGGTGTAAATCGTAACAATTCCTTCCATAAATTAGCACTTGCATTTAATGATTTTGGAGTTGAAAGATTCATTGCAGAAAGGTATATCTTAGCAAATGAACAAAAGGATTTTGATAGTAAAGAAATATTATCATTAATAAATTCGGCTTATAAGCATACCGCTAACTTTGGGACAAAACAATTTGAAGATAAGGTTAAATTGAAGACTATTTCAAATATGATTTTGGTTGGTAAGACAAACGACTATATTAAAAAATCATTTCCTGACTTAAGCGATGAGAAATTAGATGCTGAGATAAATGCACAAAAAAGTAAAATTGACGTTAATAAATTTTGGAGCCACAACGAGGAAGGAAGATTAGTAGTATCACATCATAAGTTTAAATTCTATTTAGAAAACAAAAACTTCTTTAAGCATTTTCCGATTGATAAATCAAAGACTTTTACATTCATAACTAAGGAAGGTAATTTTGTAGACGAGGTAACAGAATTTCAAATTAAGGACCATGTACTAAACGAATTGTTAAGTAGTGATAGTTTAGAACCTTTTGATTTAGTTGCTGGTTCAACAAAATCATTTACACCACAATACTTGTCAATGCTTGAAACAGCAAAATTCAACATAGAGGAAGACGGCTCAGACTTTGCAATTTTATACTATCGTAACTGTGTAATTAAAGTTTTTAAAGATGGTTTCCAAAAAATGAACTATGAAGATTTAAAGGGTTTTGTTTGGAAAAAACAAGTTATTGACCGTGACTTTATAGATGCAGACCATCACAAGTCGGAGTTTAGAAGGTTCCTTTGGTTGGCTGCATCTGAAAACACAAGTAAATACGAAAGTTTAAAATCTGTTATTGGTTACTTAATGCATTCGTACAAAACAAGTGCAAACAATAAAGCAATAATATTTAACGATGAAACAATTTCAGACAATCCAAACGGTGGTTCGGGTAAGTCTTTATTTTGGAATGCTTTGGGTAAAATGAAAAAGGTTTCTGCAATAGACGGTAAAACATTTGAATTTACTAAGTCATTCCCTTATCAATCGGTGCCTGTAGATACTCAGTTACTTGTATTTGATGACGTTAAAAAGAACTTTCAATTTGAATCTTTATTCTCACTAATAACGGAAGGTATTACTTTGGAATACAAGGGGCAGGATGCAATAAAATTACCAGTTACTAAATCACCAAAAATAATAATTACAACAAACTATACTATTGGAGGTGTTGGTGGTTCTTTTGAACGCAGAAAGTTTGAAGTTGAAATGAGTAGTTTTTTTAATTCAAATTACACTCCATTAGATGAGTTTGGTCATATGTTATTCGACGATTGGGACGAAAACGAGTGGGCAAGGTTTGACCATTTCATGATAAATTGTCAAAAATTTTACCTTGAAAAAGGATTAGTACCATTTGACTTTACAAATTTAGAGCATAGAAAATTAATTAACGAAACGTCTTCGGAATTTCTTGAATGGGTTGGGGATGGTAACATACAAGAAGATCATCGACATGTTAAAAGTGTTTGTTTTGAGAATTTCTTACAAGAAAATAAAGACTTTAGAAATTGGTTAAAAACAAAACGATTTACAATATGGATTCAAAAGTATTGCACTTATTATAGTAAGACATACAAGGAAGGAAATTCCAACGGTCAAAGATGGTTTGAAATTACAAGTAATAACGAAGTTAAAAAAGAAGAAGAATGTCCATTTTAGAACTTAGAGAATATCAGAAACAATATGTAGATGAATTACAAAATTCATTTAAAAAAGGAAATAAAAAAATAGTTTTATGCGCTCCAACAGGCTCTGGCAAAACAGTCATGTTTTCTTACATGTGTAAAAACGCATTTACAAAAAACAAAAAAATACTCATTCTAACAGATAGGAAGGAGTTATTTTCTCAGTCTGATAGCGTTCTATTAAAATTAGGATTAAAGCCGCAATTGATAAAGCCAAATTCAAAAGTAGATTTAAACGAAAATCTATTTGTAGGAATGATTCAAACGGTAATGCGTAGGATTGAAATACTAAAAGAGTGGATTGATAGTTTGGATTTAATCATAATTGACGAAGCTCACAAATCTATATTTGATGGATTATTTGATTACATAAATAAAAAAACGTATGTAATAGGTGCAACTGCAACACCACACCGAGAGGGCAAACAATTAAGTTTAGAAAAGTTTTACGATGACATTATACAAGTTATAGACACCCCCGACTTAATTGATAGTGGTAATTTATCAACTCCTGTTTCTTATGGCGTTAAAGTCGATTTAAAAGGTGTAAAAACAAAAGCTGGAGATTACGATGAGAAAAGCATGGCGGATAAATATTCAGAAATACAACTTTACCACGGCGTGTATGATAATTATACAAAAATTTGCAACGGTAAGAAAGCGATAATATTTGCGCCAAGCAGGGATTCATCGGTTGAGCTTGTAAATTCATTTGTAAGCAAAGGACTAAATGCAAAGCATGTAGATTGTTACATGAATAATAGAGATGAAGTTATAGAATGGTTTGAAAATACACCTGGTGCAATACTATCTAACTACGGAATTTTGACAACTGGTTTTGATTGCCCAACTATTGAAGTTGTAATTTTATACAGGGCTACAAAGTCTTTGCCTTTATTTCTTCAAATGGTAGGACGTGGTTCGAGAGTTACACCAATAAAGAACGAATTTACAATATTAGATTTTGGGAATAACATTCAAAGACATCACTATTGGGAAGCACCAAGGAAATGGAATTTAAAGAAAAAAGAAAAAAAAGAAGGTGCTGCACCAATAAAAGAATGTCCCGAATGTTGCTACCTTATGCCTGCAAGAATTATGGATTGTCCCGAATGTGGTCACGTGTTTGAAAAGTCCGAAAAGGAAAAAGAGGAAGACGTAATTGTAGAATTACAAAAACTATCTTCAAACGCTTTAAAATCTAAAATACAAGGTGCAACATTTAAAGAACTTGAAATGATACAAAAAGCAAAAGGATATAAAGTTTCATGGATATTCCACCAATTGAAAACCAAAGAAGATTATTTTGCTTATGAGAAATACATGGGCTATAAAAAAGGATGGGCAAATAGACAATTTAATTTAAAGTACAAATGAAAAGTAAATCGGAGGACGCTATTCAACAGGAAATAGTAATGTGGTATAGAAATAATTATTGTTTAAAGAAACATGATCCACGAAATTTAATTTTTTCAGTACCTAATGATTCAAAAGATGCAAAGGAACAAATGAGAAAAATTGCAACAGGATTGTTTTCGGGTGTATCTGATTTAATTATGATACATTTTGGTAACGTATATTTTATCGAAGTAAAAACAGACGTTGGAAGGCAATCTGACAAACAAAAAGAGTTCCAAACGCTTGTTGAAAACCAAGGATTCAAATATTATTTAATAAAAAGTTTAGAAAAATTTAAAGAAATAGTTGCAGATTAATTATTAATGTTTAAATTTGTAACATAACTAAACAAAACACACAATGAAAACAAATCTAAGAAAATTAGCGTTGATCCTTCGGAAGGTCGATGCTAGCAAGTTCTTGTACATTAGCACATCAAGACATGATATTGTACTTGGAGCTATGAAACAAGACGTATTAATTGACGACTTAAACATTAATTGGGATTCGATTGAATACGATTTAGAAATGACAATCTTTAAGAAAAACAACGTTAAACTATTTGTATCATGAAAAATTTAATTAAAATACAGGCAGAGTTGAAATGTCCGAAAGGTTCATTCAACGCATTTGGGAAGTACAAGTATAGAAGTGCTGAACAAATATTAGAATCGGTTAAACCATTGTTAGATAAATACGAAGCTTTATTATTTATTTCAGATTCAATAGTTGAGATAGGCAATAAGTTATTTTTAAAAGCAACAGCTTATTTAACAGTTCAAGACCAAACAGTTGAAGTAAATGGTTTTGCTGAAATGGGAGAGCATAAAGGTATGAGTTCTGAACAGACAACAGGGACTGCATCAAGTTATGCTCGCAAATATGCTTTGAATGGTTTGTTTTTAATTGACGAAACAGAAAGCGACCCCGACTCAAAAGCACCAACACCAAAAAAGAAAGAAACAATATCAGACGACCGCTTGGCTGCTGCACTTACCAAAATCAAAGACGGTTCTTATACAATGGAAAAATTAAAAGAGAAGTTTGAATTAACCGCTAAACAATTAGAGCTATGTTAGAAAAATCACTTTACAAGATTAATGCTGAATACATGGAGTTATTTGGCAGAATTGAAATGGCTGAGGGTGTGTTGACTCCTGAGTTGGAAGAGGAGTTAATTATTAACAAATCGGAATTAGAAGTTAAGTCTATTGCATACGTTGAAGTTATCAAACAAAGAGAAAGTTTAAATGATAGAATAGACGATGAAATTAAGCGATTACAAGCGATTAAAAAGCACAACGATACATTGGTATTGAAACTTAAATCAAATCTCTTACAAGCTGTTAATATATTTGGCAATTATGATGCAGGGTTTTTAAAGTTTAGTACTCGAAAATCAAAGCAGGTTGTTGTTGATTACGATGTGAATGACTTGCCAAAGCAATATAAAACGGTTAAAGTAACTGAAACAGCAGACAAGGTAGCAATCAAGAAAGCAATCGAAAGTGGACAAGAAGTTTATGGTTGCAGATTAGTAGAGAATGTTAATTTAGCAATAAAATGAATGATTTATATTATGAATCCACTTATGAGATTCAGCAATTAGAAAATGAAGAGTTAGAATATTATTTAAAAACATTATGAAAAGAAGTATAGTTGACTTTAGCGACATACCTATCGATGAGATACGGATGCGGTTAAAGTACCAAAAGAAAAAGTATAATGTAACGGAGTGCGTAAAGGAAGCATTTAAAATAGCAAATAATAAAATAAAAGAAGATGAAAAACGAAATGAAATTTAACGGAAAAATCACCAACATTTTAGAAGTGGTTGAAGTAGGAGCAAACAAGAAAGTAGAGTTTGTAGTAACAGAAATAGAAGTGCAATATCCTCAATCAGTGAAGTTTGGAATTTTTGGAACGGAGAAAGTAGATAAGTTTATCCAATACAACAAGGTTGACCAAGAAGTTGAGGTGTTGTTTAACTTTAAGACCAACGAGTGGCAAGGTAAGTATTTCACGTCAATAGATGCGTGGAGAGTAAATAAAGTTGAATCAACAGAACCATTTTAGTTATGTTTAAAGTAGGAGATAAAGTATATAATTACCAATATGGTTGGGGAATTGTAAAAGAAGAATTAACTAGGTATATAATGGTTGTTTTTGATAACGATAAAAGTGTATCAGTTCCATTCTATAAAGACGGTAAAGAAACACCAAGAAGCGAGCATCCAACACTCTCATTCACAGAGTACACCTTACAAGGTTTTAGTCAAGAAATGGATAGGCCTTTAGGAGTTCCAAGACCCTTAAAAGTAGAAAATGTAGACATTAAAAAACTTTGGAATACATGTGAGGATTTTATAAGTTTTTTAGAAAGCGATGAGTATCATGAAGACAAAATAGAAAACTATGTTAATGATGTGTTTGGAAAAGCAATGTCAGCAATATACGGTAAAGACATATTTAATTATATAAATAGTAAAATAGAATGAAAAAAGACGTTAAGAGCCTTGCTGACTTAAGTGAGGCTAAACGCCTAAGGGCGATAGAATATTACCAACACATAGCTCGTGCAATGATGCTATGCCAATCTGCACTACATTCATTGGATGACGTAAGCGACAACATGTTTCACAAGCACGAAATTAAACGTACAATTAACCAGTTCATTAATGGAGTTGAAAGATTTGCGACTACATTTGTAGAGAACAACAATGAGACAATGGCTCAGACTTATAGCAATATTATCAAACAGATTGACGAGTTCAAAGAAAATATTAAAGTTCAGATACAATGACAGCGAAAGAGAAAGCAAAAGATTTATTTGATGGTTACTATTACTGCTTGTTGCAATCTAATATTGAAAAAAGAAATTATTGGAGTAAACAATGTGCATTAATTGCCGTTGATATGATAATAAATTCAAATCCTCACAGCAATCCATTTAATACAACAATATGTTCAACAATGGAGTATTGGCAAGAAGTTAAACACGAACTAGAAAAGTTATGACACCGAAAGAGAAAGCAATAGAGATAGTTGACAAAATGGAGAATGATTTCCAATATTTTGCAAGTAGAGAAATAGCAATAAAACACGCCTTAATTGCAGTAGATGAATGTCTAAAAACGTGTGTTTTTTCAATGATTTATTATTGGCAAGAAGTTAAACACGAACTAGAAAAGTTATGATTTCAAAAAGCAACAAGAACAGGAATCGCTGGATGATAGCAATGCAGTTTGATATCGACCGTTGGAAGTTTAGAGAGAATCGCGTTGGCGTCATTAATGTAGGTAGATTAATTAGAAAAGCATATTATAATAAAGATAACGATGGAAATTAAAGAAAAGATTGAAGAATTAAAAGCAAAGTTAACAGGCAACCTATTTGAAGATTTAGAAACTCACCAAAAGATTTACGATTTGAAAAAGCAGTTAAGCCCTGAAATAGTAGATAATCCTGAATTAGATGAAGATTTTGGAGAATGTGAAGCATGTGGTTCGTAAATGAAAAAGTGTTTTAGATGCAAACGGAATCTACCCTTGTTTTTGTTTTTAAAAGACGATTCCAAATACCAAGTCAAAGCCGAAAAAGGCAAAACAAAAGTATGTAGAATGTGTAATATAAAGCGAAGTTTAAAAACAAATAGTATCTTTGCAAGGGTAGATGGGAAGTTTATAACAATAGAAAAAAGTAAGATTCAAATAATAAAACACTTTTTAAAATGAAGGAGTATTATATAAGCTACGGCAACGTAGAGGGAAGAATTATAAAAGCGGATGACGATATATTAATCGTAGTGCAAACCATTGGAGCAAATCAAGATGAATGGCTTGGATTTGTAGGGTATTCAGATAGAATGTTTTATGTGAAAGCAAGTGAAATTTATAGTGTTGAGCCAGTATGAAACTAAGATGCATAGAAAAATACTTTGCCAACGTAACCTACGGTAAAGTGTACGAAGTAATAGCGCAAACAAAAAGCTATATTTGGATAATAAATGACAAAGGAGAAGAACAACAATTTGACACTATCGAATCATACTTTGAGATATTGACCGACAAAACACCAAGCTATTACAATAATGAAAAAGGTAGCCTTTACAAGTTTGCAGAAGACCATGGACTAAATGCGTATGAATTTGACTTGGTTAAACGTCTCGTAAGATGCAGAAAAAAAGGTAACTTTGTACAGGATTTAGAAAAGACAAAGTATTTAATTGATTTATATTTAAAAGAATGGAAAGAGTAAAGTATGTAATTAGTGGTGTAATTAGGGATTGTTTAGATTACCCCCACGGATTTGTAGAATGTGTAACCATGTTCTTTGTACCTGAAGAAAAGGATTTATTCAGTATTGAAGTAACTCCAGGTGGAAATTATCACTTTACTTTTGAAGTGTTTAGTAAAGAACAAAGAGAAAAAGTTATTTGGATTTTAGAGAAAACAGTTTACAAGTACGAAGAAATGGAGTTTTGCAGTTATGAATAAAATTTAATTAAAGAATGGAAAGAGAAATAATCAACTGGGGCAAAGCAAGGAAATTAGACAACCCCGACAACAAGTTTCAACAGTTAGCTAAGGTGTATGAGGAAATTGGGGAGCTATCCTCTGCAATACTAAAGAGAGATATTTCAGAAACGATTGACGCGCTTGGAGACACTTACATTACACTTGTTATACTTGCCAATCAAATGGGCTACTCATTAGAAGATTGTGCAAAGAGAGCCTTTAAAGTTATTGAATACCGAAAAGGTAAAACTTTAAATGGAACGTTTATCAAAGAATAATTTGTATATTTGCATAGCATATAATTAGTTTTAAACCCTTGCAGCAATTGTTGTAAGGGTTTTTTCGTTATCTTTAACCCCATGAATCTAACAGAAATTGCACAGTACCATGATGAATGGGTACGAATTGTTAAAAGATTTGGAGCCAAGACCGATGCTGAAGACATAGTACAAGATATGTATCTAAGGTTTCACAAGTACGGCAAAGGTCAAGTAATAACCAAGTCATTCATTTGGATCATGCTGCGTAACTCTTTTTATGACTCATGCAAGCGTAATGTTTCAACAGTAGACATTGACCTTCTTGTTGACCTCTCAGAGGACGAAAACAACAAAACATACGAAATAGAGTTATACTATCAAAGTGTGGAAGATGAAATAAAAACATGGGAGTGGTTTGACCAACAACTATTTTTATTATATTTACGAAGCGGAAAAAGTATGCGAGAATTAGAAAAGGAAACTAAGATAAGTTTGACTTCTATTTTTCACACTATTAAAAAATGTAAAAGAAAATTAAAAATATGGCAAAAAGAGTATCAAAAGGATTTGGAGATACAGTAGCTAAGTTTACTGAAGCAACAGGAATTGATAAAGCTGTTAAATTCATTGCAGGAAAAGATTGTGGCTGCGATAAACGTAAAGAAGTACTTAACAAGTTATTCCCTTACAAAACACCTGAATGCTTAACAGAACCTGAATATAAGCTATTGGAAGAACTATTACCTCAAATTTCTGTTAAGATTAAACCAAGTCAACAAATTGAGTTCTTAAAGGTTTACAATAGAGTATTTAAAACAAACGAACGACCAACTTCATGTGCTTCGTGTCTCAACGATATGTTACGTAAAGTTAGAATAGTTTTTAATGAATATAACAAAGAGTCATTCCCTGAAGGGCAAGGCGGATTTTTAGGATGATTATAGTAGCAGGAATTATTGGACTTATAGTGTTAGGTAGTTTTACTTTTTGGACTGCCTATTTTTATTTGAAAGATTTAATTAATTAATACAAAATTAAAATGGACAACCGAAAAAATA